CGCGTAGTCGTTTACCCAGATCAACAGCGCTTTTCGCGGCAATGAACAAGCTCATGGCTACGCACCCCAATCCCAGTCGTCGTCATCGTCCTCGTCATCCTCATCGATGCAGGTGGAGGTGATGGCGGTCATAGACGCATCGCCGGTAACGGCGTTGAGCTGGTCTTTTTCCCGCATATGCTGCTCCCTGAGCATCTGCACACGAGCCTCGTAAAACTCCTGCTGAGACGGCATCCTGACGGTGTCGTAATCATCTTCTAGCTGCTGATTCAGCCAGGTTGACGGGTGCGGCCAATACTCCGGCTCACGCCCCATGCGGAGCCACTCATCCTGCGCTTTCATGAGCTGCGAGCAGATGAACTCCAGGTCATGGGTGCGTCGTTGCTTCTCAAAGCTCTTCCTGGCTTGCTGCTTTCCGCGCTTCCGCGCGACCAGCGACCAGAATTTCTCGAACTCGTCATCGAGTTGGCGCTTGGAGGGCTTCGTTTGTGTCGGCGTGCCCGCTTGCGGGTCGCCAAGCGCCGCGACAGCGGTGCAACTCGCGGCCGAGTTATCCACAGGGTCGGATGCGCAAGAGGGTAGGGAGTTACTTATGGACGGTTCTATGGAAGGTTCTAGGACGGTTCTTAGGACACCAGTGTCCGGTCTCAATGTCGCAGATGTCCGGCCTCGATGGACACCAGTGTCCAGCCTGGACAAATTGTCCGGCCTCAAATCTGTCGCAGATGTCCGGTCTCCACCAGAGTTATCCACAGGCTCATCAGA